CTGGACCTACCATAGATCGTTATTGAACTCTAATGTAAACTAATGATATAGATACATTAATCAGAAACTCAATTGAGTTAACTGAATTAATGTCCATATCGCTATCACTTAGCGAGTCTAAACTACGTCTACGAGCTTTGACGCCCGAATAGATACAGTTGAGGACGGTGGAGATTGTCCTTCTCTCCAATTTTAGATCATCACGTTACCGAAGGTAATGTGACCAAAAGTTTCCCTCGAATAATGTTCATTATACGTACCACACAGATCATCCATGTAAGTGACAAAGTTGAAATCAACCAATTTTGCTTCTTTAGGTAATTCCAGGTCATGAAGCCTACTCTCTATCCAAGAGAGTTCATGATCTATTACCTCCTCTAAAGAATGAGTATGAGCATACTCTAAATTCTTTTTGAGTTGAAGAAGCGGCTTGATTTCAGCTTGTTCAGGCTCTTCGTCACTTTCCGGACTGGTAAACATCTGCTCGAAAGTGAGACATACGGGAGTAGTCTCATAATTCATAGACGCAGCAGCGGCCTCGTAATCCATGACCTTATCACTAAAACCAAGCCCTCCCAATCCATACGGATTGAATGGAGAGAGCTTAAATGGGGTATGACCATTCTTAACAGCATCATCAAGAACTTGATTGAGGTTGTATAGAAGGTAGTGTAAGGCATGATGAGCGAGCTCCTTGGGATAATCAAGAACTTGATCAAGTCTAGATCTCCAATCGATTGAAAACATCTCGTAAGATGGACCATCGAATTGTCGAGTAGCCTTTTTTAAGCTATTGATATATCCAAAGTTGATATAGGGAATGCGGTCTCGAAACACATGAAACTTACCAGTGAGAGTTGTAAAAAACTCTACTGGTCGTGTCTCACTGTTGATTTGAGCATAATTCTTCAAAAGGTAATTCTTACCTGGAGAAAGACGCCAACCAACTCTTCCGACCCATTTCCGCCAAATATCAAACAACAAGGGATCATTGATTCTTGCAAGGATATCATCACCGTTTACCAGAACAGGGAGTTCTGAAATTCTAAATAATCGCCCGTAATATTCCTCATAAGCCGCACGAACTGCAGCTAAATTTACAGCACAAAGAATAGGAAAGGATAATGGACTTCCCATTAGTTGTCCTCTTGTCTGAACAAAGCCTTTGGATATAGCGCTACTTCCAAGATCTCTCTTGTAATGTATACGTTGTTTTCCAAGAGCAAGTCTAGCCAAAGATAACGACCTCTTTTCGCCAAAAATAACCTCCATAGCAGTTGTTGTAACATCCATGTGCATCTCATTTGTTGATGCTGAATAATCTCCTGATATAAAATAACTGGGTTGAAACCGAGTTTTTACATCGTCAGGTAGAGCCTTATTCATGACATCATACAAAATAGTATGATCACATGGTTCTCCTATGAGCTGAAGCTGTCTCCACTGTCGAAGTGAAGACCATAAAGACTTCTGCATGGGTTTGAGGAACGCATAGACCTCCGGGGTACCGGCGGTGATTATACGAATTTTTAGTGGTTCACGTATTGTGTAAACCTGCGCATCACATAAAACATCTTCTTTGATCGACCAAATATCTCTGTACTTATGATAAAGGTCAACAGTTGGTATACTGATACCATAAACTGCTTGAACCTTCCAACAATAAGGCTCGTACATAGATAAGAGCTCCTCCTGGTACTGTATGAGACCTCTCTCACCAGCTACTTCCAAACGTAGAATATGACCTAGAATACCTCCATTTTTCATCGGTGCTTTAAAACCGGCTCTCTTGCTAATCTGAAATTTCCTGATGGAATTTTCAAAATCATAGGAGATACTAGAAAGACATGGATCAACCTTGTCAAGTTGATTCGGATCACTCCGAAAGAGTTCATAGGCTGTTCTTTCTACTTCATGGATAATATCAGGACAGGAACTGGGTTCAGTAGTCATTAACTTCTCATAACCGAGCAACTCATTTGAGATATGCTCATCTTTCATGCTTGGAAAACCTCGCTTTATACCTAGAAGAAGGGTCTCTCCAAAAACTTCCCTCAATAAAAGAGAAGTATTGGATAACCTTTTCGAGCTACGACACTTCTGTAAACAGAATTTTCGAAACTCACTATCTAATAAAAAGCCAGGAAGTTCCACACAGTCTTTCTCAAGATCTGTACAGTCGACATCTCGACTGCGACCTGAAAGAATACAGCTATGTAATTTAAGTTGTTTGATTACTATACACATATAATCAAGAAGAAAATATTTCACTAAAAGATCCTTTAATTTAAATCGTGTATTATAGTGAAAAGTTCGCGCGAACATTATAAGAGTTCTTACAAAAGATTCCGATCTTTTAAAACAAACATCAATATGGTTTGACCAGTCCATTTCAAAGTTCTTTGTAAGAGGTTTTAGGGAAACCTTCAGCCCCTTTTCTCTCAGCTTGGTAACAAGAGTATAAACGTCAGATGACTTATTTACTCTTAAACCAATAGAGTTGAGGAAAAGTTCGGGATCGTGAGTACATTCACCTGATAAGTGAATGCCGCTACGTCCGGATACCAAGGAACGCAACTGAAGTCGAGAGACTCTCAGATATGAGAGCTCGTGATCTTCCTCGATGAGGGGAGTGTATGTTAAGTTAGAAATAACTGAGCAAGA